ATCAGTTGTTTCGACCTTCATGAAACACGAGTGGCGCATCCACTATAAAACTGTTGATAACCCCAAGGGGTATGGTACAGCAGAATAGCTTCATCATACCACTAATGTATAATAAAGGTGGACCCAATGTTCCAGGTAGTGTATAGGTTTTCGTTAATATTTAATATTTAATGTTTAGATGTAGAATATTAGGATAGAGTGTAGAGATTGTAAACTAAGTCAGAGATTTGCTGTAAATCTAGGTCGCCCATCAGACTCACCACTATAATAGGGCTTGGCATATTGGAGTTGATAATCGTATATATACCCAAAGCCGGACTTGAGGGTGTTGGGGTCAGTATATTCCCGAAAGAATTTCTGATCCCTGCCCCACACGTCCGCATTGTGTGTATCGATAGGATCAACTCTCGAACGGTGGTATGTCTTCGACACCTGTTCAAGCATAGCACTGGTCATCTCAGAAAAGGGACGACCAGACAAGCTATCGTACCCCGAAATGCCGGAACCCTTATTATTTCCCATTCCAATGTGTTCATTAAGTACCCTGGGCTGATCGCCCCACCCCAGTCTGGGAAGACCGGGGTACTGGTGGGGATACCCTCAAGTCCGGAACATACTCCTCCCTACCTGAGAACCCCATGCAATCGCATGTGGCATGACATTCGCGACTACTCCCGAAGCGGTGGAGACAAGAGCGTCTCCCACTAGCTTTACCATCTCTCCACCGAAACCCCGGATAGAGTGATCAGTCGGTTGGCGCATGTGGAGAGTGCTCGAAAGAGCATTTTGCACAGCAGCATAACCGACAGGATCATCAATTGAAGGGGTTCGAGTAGAGGAGGCAGATCCGACGACTTCCAGATTAGCAACGGCTTCATAGGCGATTGATGTCGAGGCTGTACAGCCCGTCAAAAGAAAGCCCATGTAGTCATTGCCAGGTTGACTACCGTTGTTTACAACGGGAGTGGAACCATCGGAATTAAAAACGATCGGAGTGGAGTAATAGTCATTGTCATCGGTATCTACAACAGAATACCGGACAGTCACCCAATTTGGGCTCTTGGTGAAAGTCGTCCAAGTAGCCTCTGGGTTCGCGAGGAGGAGGGCAGAAGAGTCATTATCAAGTGTCCCGTGTTGGGGATGGTGCATTCCACAAATAAATCCTCCCTTATTAAGCTCCGTACCAGCCCACATAATCCGGAGGCCGGCAGAGACTAACCGATACTGAATCGTGTTGACTCCACCGACCTGCTCGAGATTTGAGACCTGGGATGAGAGAAAGGAGGACGTCGCACCAACTTGCGAAACTCCGGTTGTCAATGCACCTCCTGAAGAGGCAGGTGCGATTGTACTACCGGCGAAATTTCCACCAGACTTCGTGATGAAGGCTTGGGAGTTTACCGCATTATTGGGTGTCGTCGTGATATTTGTGAAAAAGAATTGGGGGTTCATAACAATGAATCCATTCCCTGCACTGCCAACGGCAAAATTTCCCCGAGAGAACGCTCGCAGTTTCTGAGAGGGTAGAACTGGCGCAACGGGGACACAGGACAGAGGACCCTCGAATGGGTCGATGATTGAGGCCAGATAAGTCTGGGAACACATGGAGAGGGAGGGACGAGGTCGTCCCATTCCCTTAACCTGTCTCTTTTTTATGTTTTTCCTTTTTCTAGGAGCACTTTTAGCTCCATTCTTCTTCGGAAGTCTATACGGGCGTGCCCGGATGACTCGAACTCGTTTGACCATGGTAGATGTATGGGATACCGGTCTACCACCGGGACTTTACATCCTTGTGTACTGGATTAGAATGAGGGATCATAGAATTCCGTAGGCATCTTTCGATACCCCCGGAAGTCCGGATTCCCTTCTTCGTAATCCAGCGGCGCCGTGAAGTCTCTCGGCGTTTTGTTTAGCACGGAACTATTAAGCAACTCTTGAACAGAGTGCACCGTTTTGGGCCAATTATCCACAAGAACCCCATCAATTACAGAGTTTCTTGGCCATTCAATAAAAGTGAAACCGAAATGACGTAGTTTCGAGTCCCGATAGTTAAGTCGATCGGGACGAGAAAGGTACTCCTTCATTACCTGGTGAGACGGATGTCGCCACCGGATCTGAGGAGCCGAACTCTTGACATGAAATGCCAAGTTTTTTAACTCGTCGGTTATGTTCACAAATTTCTTTGCCCCCTGAGGAAGGGGGGTTGTCTCGGGCCAAGGAAGAAGTGTTCTATACTTTTTATATTTAAAGACTTTCAAATTTTGCTGGAGTTCCTCAACTGGGGCATATAGCCCGATCATCAGAGATTGTTTGGTGATTTCGCGGCCCTCACGGGCGACAAGAAGCTTCCTACGGAGGAACGAACCGAAAGATCTTTGGAAGGGGGTGAAGTATGATTTCTTATTCGAAAAGTCCTGGAGGCCAAGGCCACCGAGGGCTACATCTATAAAGAAGTTAAACTTTCCACCTACCGAAGCCGTTTTGAGCTCGTTCTTCCAGTAGTGCTGGAAGCGCTTACTAGTCCGTGCGGGGTTCATCGACTCAGAGCAGACCTTGTTATGAATATCAGCAATGGGGCGGCCCTCAGAGGTGAGGGCCCCCTCGGCCTGGGCGAGCTTCGCTCTACCCAGGAGAAGACCGCAATTGAGATAGGGGATCGGGCGGAACCTGGGAAACTTCTCAGGACCCGCATCATAGTAGGGGGCACAATTGACCATCAAGATCTTAGGATGGCAATAGTTCTTACCCACTGATAAAATGAAACCCACACTCGCGATTTCTTCTTTCCAAAGCTCATAAAGCTCAAGATCTGATTGGAAGACGATGTCGTCACCATTTATCAGAGCTGGTAACTCTTTGAAAGCCAACACGGCTTCCAGATACCTCTCCAATGCCCGCCAGAAACACACACCGTTAACGGCACAAAGGACGGGAAAGCTCGATACGGAACCCATGAGCTGACCCGTCTGCTGGTCGAAAGCGTCGTGTAACTCCTGGCCGGTCATATTTAGGATTACATTTGAGGCAAGAGTCGCGCGATATACATCGTTGAATTTTGACTTAGACCGACTTATGAAAGCGCGGAGACACTCCTCAGAAACATTGAGTTTGAGGTTGTCAGTCGCGGCATCAAAGTCACCGGACACCCAGAATCTCTTCCCTCGAAGGGGAATTGACTCGCTTTTCTTAGCGAGCCAGTCCAAATGAGAGGTGTTCAGAGGTTCACCAATCAGAACAAATTGAGGGTACCGGCGTAAATAAGTCCACATCGCGACCTGGAAGGGTTTGGTTATATAATATGCAGCTGGATTGCCAAGAGTAATCACACGAGCCTTGAGAGGTTCTCGAACAACGGAGGGAATAACCGCAAGGCGCGGTTCCCCCATTCCATTCAAGAGGACTTTATACTCTCGAGGAACCTCGATAATCTCCTCATCAGATTGACGGACCCCCCACCTCGGGGGATCATATAGTTCATTCATCAGCGTCATGATCGACGCCTTAGGAATACCATACGTCAGTCCGAATTCGGAGAGTTGTAAGAGGTTTGGTAGGGCAAGAGCCCCATTAGTAAACTCGTGGTATTTTGTTTTCTCTGATTCATAGCTTTCCAGATTATTATATGCAGTTTGAGCCTCCAGGGCCCCCAACTTAACAATATACTCTCTCTGGCCTCCAAGGCCACGTGGAAGACGATTGATCACGAAGTTCCTATTGGTCTCTTCCCAAGGGGTAAGAGGACCAGTCAAGGGATGTGGTTCATTGGGATCAGAAAGATCCGATCCCTCTAAACCAACACTATCATCATCATCATCAAGATTCAACTTATGCACCAACTCCATCAACTCACTCCGGGTTCGGATGGGGAGGTCACGTTTAAGGGGCACCCGAGGGTTCCCTTTTGTACGGACGACCGCCCCAGCCGAGCGGCTCGCCTCGAAATCGAGGTGAGCAGGCTCGACGAATTTGAACTTACGGACGAGAGCTGTGAAATGTTTTCCGATATCCTGTTGGATGTCGGCCCACGATTCACGGGGTGGAGCCTTCGTTAGTGTCTCGAAGGTCTTATCTAGTGCACGGTTGATATACGAGGGGGGGACAGTAGCGCAAGCGCGCTTGACCCCAGCTAGCATGGAGAAGTTGAGAGAGTTACCCACTATCCCTCTAGTCATGAGAGTCGCCTTAAAGAACCGGCGACACTGGCCAGAAAAGAGGTAGGGGTCTGGATTATCAGGGGGGATTTTAGGGAGGGGCTGCTTCCCATCGGAGTTCATACGCTTTGCCGCATGGTATTGCGTAACATATTTTGAATTCTGAACGATGGAGAGGTCAGACCATTTAAACATAGAGAGAAGGGGAGATAGTATAGATCTAAAATGTAGATTACGAAAACCTGGACGTACGTCTTCAACGCACTCCACTACCGCTCGAAGGAGCAGGACGGCGTTCTCAAAACAATAAGAAGATATTAAGAGAACACCGTCAGGAACAATGGGTGGGTATTCGAATGACTTAGCACTCTTGTTGATATGTCCACTTTCGAGAAGAGACCTCCATTCCTTGGCCTGATTTTCGTCAGGGCGAAGGGGGAGGTCCCATTTCTCTAGGACTTTTGTCAACGCAACAGTGGGGAATTGAATAACCGGTAGCGCCGAAGCGTATCGGACATTCACCTCACTTAGGTGCTTGGATCGAACCCACCCATCCCGAGCCCCGTCTCGGGAAAGGGCCACTTTTAACAACTGATCGAAAAAACCCAAGATTGAGAGGTTTGTCCGGCTAGGCGTCTCGCGACGTTGGCTAGGCACAGGACCTCTCTTTCTGGAAGACTTTTTATGGTTCG